GGTTGCATCCTCGACCGCGACGATTCGGGAGCGCGTCGCGGGCAACCCCGACACAGGGTCGTTGAAGGCCGCCTCCAGCGCGGCGATCCGGCTGGTCGCCGCCTGCGTGCTGTCCGTCAGCGCCTTCGACGTCGTGACGATCGCCGCCTCGGCCAGCCCCAACCGCGCGTACAGCGCCTCACGCGCCGCCGCCTCCGACCGCTGCCCGGCGACGAGGGTCGTCGAGAATTCGGTCTGCACCTGCACCAACTGCGCGGCGCGCGCCTGCCCCGCCTGCTCGCCAGCGGCCAAAGCCCGCAGGAGGGCCTCGCCACTGTCATCCGCCGCACCGACCGCCTGACGGATCGTCATCTGAGCGCTGGCGATGCCTGCCGCCGCCGTGATCGACGCCTGCTCCAGCCGGCCAATCGCGGCGGACTGGCCGTTCATGGCCACGCCAACCGCGTCGATGCGCTCGCCCAGAGCGCGATCGCCATCGACCTGGGCCTTTTGCGTGGTAACCAGGTTCGCGTAGGTCGCCGCCAAGCCTGTCGTTGGGTCATGCAGCTCGGCGACCAGCGACTGGAACTGCTCGGTCAGCGCGCTCGTGCGATCCGACGCGGCTTTGAGGCCGGCGGTCAGCGCCGCGCGCGTCGCGGGCAAGCCCGTGACCTGGTCGTTGACGATCGCCTCGACACCGTCGACGCGGGTGCCGAGCGCTGCATCCCGGGTCGCACTGGCATCGTCGACCGCGTTGATGCGAACGCGCGTAGGGGCGAGGCCCGTCACCGGATCCGCCAGCGCCACCTCCATGGCGGCGATGCGACTGCCGTAGGCGCCGGTCGTGTCCGCCAGGACCTTCGACGTCATGACGATCGCCGCCTCGGCCGCATTCATTCGCGCGAGGATCGCCTGCTGCGCGATGGCGGAGGCTTGGCGATCGGCGATAAGCGACGTCGAGAAGTCAGTCTGGATCTGCACGAGCTGCGCGGCACGCGCCTGCCCCGCCTGCTCGCCGGCCGCGATCGAGCGGAGGAGCGCTTCGCCCGTGTCCCCCGCCGCGCCAACGATCTGACGGATCGTCATTTGGCTCGATGCGACGCCGCCGGCAGCGTCGAGCACTGCCCGGTCGATCCGCCCGATCGCGGCGGATTGGTCGCCCAGGATGGCGGCCTGCGCATCGATGCGTTGCGTCAGCGCGGCATCCCGCGTGACGCTGGCATCGGCCTGGGACAGCATCAGCGCGTTGGCCTGGTCGATCCGCACCGACAGAAGGGTTCGCGCGGTGGCAGCCGCAGAGAAGCCGTCATCCATCCGCGTCGACAGTTCCTGCCGCGCGAGAGCGATCTGGCTGACCTGATACCGCCCGGCCGTCTCCCCGGCGGCCAGCGAACGCAACAGGGCGTCTGCATTTGCGTCGGCGGTGCCCCGCGCCTGGCGGACCTCGACAACCAACCCGGCTGTATCGGGCATTGCGGTTAGCGTCTGCTCGATGCTGGCGGTTCGCAGCGTCAGCCGGTCGACCGCGTCGGCTGTCGCAAGAAGGCCGATCTTGCCATTGAGGGCATCGACGTTAATTTCGGTGGTGCGGACGCGCGCGGTAAGCGCTGTAAGCTCGGCAATGGACGCCTTCAGCCGCACCGCTGCGTTCAGGCCGTCGACCGTCGTCTCGGCTTGGCTAAGGCGGGCGAGGATTGGCTCGAGCTGCGCGACCTGCGACGGATCCAGAACGGCGAGCGCGATCTGCTCGTTGACGAAATTGACGGACGCCTTCTGCGTGAGCGTACCCTTCACGCTATCGACTGACAGCTCCACCAGCGACGTGCGGTCCTCGAGCTGATCGATCGCATAGATACGCACCGTTCCCGAGATGGGATCGATCACCACCCCCGCATCGCGGAGGATGTCGCGGGTCTGGGCGTTCGCCAGCACCGCTCGCAGCAGCGATTCCTCGACGCGGCCGACGGAGCGATCGAGTTGGCGCTGCGCTTCGTCCTGGTCGGCGACGACGCCCACCAACGCACCCAGCGCATCGCTCGCCTTTACGTCCGCCAGCTCGAGCGCCGAGATCGACAGCGCGGCATCGCCCAGCTGCTGTCCCAGCGTTCCAAGCGCCAGGTCGAGCCCGATGTCCGTCTGCTTCAGCGCGCTGATGTCGCTGGTGATCGGACCGAACTGCGCCTGGATGGGGCCGAACTGCGCTTTGATCGGGTCTAGCTCGTCGAAGGTTCGCAGCAGATCGGCGCGCGCCTCCTGAAGCCCCTGCGCCGACATACCCGCGACCGTCGTCAGGCGATCCTCAGCACCGGCGGCATAGGCCGCCAGTTGCCGCTGAAGGTCAGCGACACCGATAAGCTCGCGCAACTGGTCCATCGAGACCAGCAGCGGCTGCCCATCCGTGAAGACGGCAAAGGTCGGCCCGGCCACGATCAGCGTCCGATCGCCTGCCAGCGGAAGGTATGTGCGTTGGAGTATGGGCGCTCACCCCAGCCCGTGTCGAGGAAGCCCGTGGCGCCGGCGATCGTCGGCGCGTTGAACACGACGATCATAGGGTGCCACTGTCCCTGTCCGAGCTGATACGGGTCGCCATTGGCGACGATCGAGCCGCAGACGTTGAGGAACGGACGCGGAAACGACAGCGAGAACGCGCGTGCGCTGGTGCCATCGCCGAACACCGTCAGCGACCCCCATTGAATCATGTTGCCGCCCGGCAGCGGAGCCCAACCGCTCGACCCATCGCCGCCTCCCGCCGCGCCGAACGCCGCCGGCGTCAGCGCCTTGGTCGCATCGCTCTGCTGGTTGAGATCCGACGCGCCGGCCGCCGGCACCGCAAGCGACAGGTCGCTCATGAGGTTGCCACCGCCGGTCAGCAGGCCGCCCGTCGAGATCACGCGGCTGGTGAGCACCCGCGCAGCCAATGCAGCGGTGACGTTCGTCGCGAACGCCGGATCGTTGCCGATCGAGGCGGCGATCTCTCCGAGGGTATTGAGGTTCGCAGGTGCGCCGCCGATCACTCCGAGGATCCGGTCGGCCACGAGCGCCGCGCCCGACTGGGGCGACAGCGCTCGATTGTTGATCGCCCCTGCGACCGCCTCCTGGTTCGACGCGAATGCGATGCCGCCGGACGCGATCAGCGCCCGGATCGCGGCAAGAACCTGACCGCGGTCGGCCTTCGACAGGCTGATGCCGGCCGCCGCTACGATCGCGACGAGCTCCTCCTGGATCATGTTGAGCCAGTCGGCCGGAACGTCGGTGGGCGGCGTCGGCACAGACGGATCGCCCCCGGTGAAATAGCCGGGAGTGCCGGACACGGCAGCGGGCGCCGGCAGCGCGGGCGCTGCCGTGGGGCCATCGACACGGAACATGGGCGGTCCTTCAGGCGAGGAGGATGGTGGTTTCGGCCGGCCGGATCGCGTCGAGCTCGGCTTTCAGCGTGGCGACCGGCAGGCCGCCGCGGTTGGCGAGGACGCGGACGCGCCAGGCGTCGATCCAGAGGCGCGACCGGGCGGGATCGCCAGCGCGGAAGCGGCCTGCGCGTAAGGGGGCGAAATTGTCGATTGCGATCGTGAAGCCGAGCGTCGCGGCGAAGGCGATGAACCGGGCGCGCGATTGACCGCCGGCGCCGACCAGTCGTGCGACGACGCGTGCGCGGCGCTGCTCTGCCGTTGCCCCATCGGCCGCGACAAGCCCCAGGCTCGCCTCCCACTCGACCAACAGCGCGGTCGTGGTCGCCGGGAACGCGTCGACGAGCAGCTGCATCGATGCCGCATCGCTGCGCCATAGCGACAGCGCCAAGGCGGCGAGCGTGCGGCCCTGCACGGACTGAGGATCATTCGCCCAGGCGGGGCCGCGGGGCATCAGCGCGCGGGCGGCGCGGGCATATTCGTCCGCCGCGAAGCGAGCGCCTACGCCCATGTGATGCTCGCCAGGGCCGGCAGGCAACCGGCGTTCGAAACGATGTTGCCCGCCGCGCCCGGGGTTACGGCGCCGGCGCTCGCGTCAACGTTGGTGATGACGAACCCGGCCGAGCCGTTGACCGCGGCGATCGCCGCCTCGATCGCAGACATATTGGTCACGCCGCCGGGCACGGCGCTGGCGAGCAATGCCGCCGTGATTGCCGAGGCGATCGCGCCTTTCAGCGTCGCCGACGCACCCGCCAGGCCGGCGATCGTGAAGGTCAGGCTGTTGGGGCGCGGCGACACCGCATAGATGATCGGCGTGACCGGCTGGCGCACGAAAATTGCATTGGCGACGGTCAGCTGGTCGCCCGCCGCGGCGATATCGCGCGCCTCGGCAGCGGCGACGCCGTTTGTGCCTTGCGGATACCCACCGTGGGAGGCCTGCGCATCGTCCATCATGAAATAGAGGACGACGGTCGATGGCCCCATACCTCCCGGGTCTACCCATGCTCGCGTGACGCCCGGCACCGCCAAGGCCCATTGCCTGTAGTCGGACGCCGATCCGCCCTGCGGCGGGTTGGCATAGGCGAGCAACATGCGTGACCGCAGCGAATCGTCGCTCTCAACGGCAGCGCCGCCGGTGATGGGGCCGGCCGCCGCACCGGCAGCTGAAACCCCGGCAACGCCCGACCCGAGCGCAAAGGCGGCGCCGCCGGCGGCATTGCCAGTCGTACCAGCGGCAATTGACGCGATTGGGGCTGTTACCGACCCGCCCGCGCCGACCGATGCCTCGGCGGTTGTGGTATAGGCGAACCCGTCACTGCGCAGAACCGAGGTTCCGACCGGGATAACGGCACCTGGCGTCCCGGTGAACGCCACCGCGCCCGTGGCGGCCGTCGCCGGCTTGCGGGTAACGCCTTTGAGGCCCGCCCAGCCCTCCAGCATTTCGCCGATCGCGGTGAAGGGCGTCGCCTGACGGGCGATATAATCGAGGTAGCCGTAATGGCCGGTGGCGAGGCCCGCCAGGATGTTGGCGAGGATCGCGAGGTTCGAATAGCGCAGCAGCGCGTCGGCGCCGGGAAGCGCGGATTGCAGGTCCGTCTGCGTCTGCTTGCGCAGCTCGTCGAGCGTCGGCCGGGCGAAGGTCATGCGAGGTCCTTCCAGGCGTAATCGAAGGGGACGGCAGTGGTGCCGGTGGGATGCGAGACGACGATCCGCCCCGCCAGCCGGCCGCCTGCCTGCCATTCTGCGGTGACGTCGATCGCCGATGCCGCGCCATCCGCGGTGAGCCAGCCGAGGGCCTGACGAATGTACGCGATCGCGAGCTGGAGGTTCTGCGGCGTGCGCTTCGCGCGTGCGAGCAGCCAAAGCTTGGAGCCGATCGTCGGATCGGCCCACCAGCCCCGCGGGTCGTCGGTGCCATCGGGGATCACGTCATCCGGACCCGCCGCCGCGTCCGTGAACAGGCTTATGAGGACGGCGGTCTGGATATCGCTGCCCGCGACCAGCCCGGTCGCCTGGGCCGGTGATGCGCCGACAGCGAACCCGTCGGGACCGATGACCGGCCGGCCCGCGCCGTCGCGCATGAAGCCGGCCGCCGCCGGCACAGCCCAATCGCCGCGGCTGTTCGCCGCGTCCCAGATCGTTGCGATGTCCATGGGTCAGGCCTGTGGCTTCGGGGGGCCGGAACCCCAGCTCCCTCCGGCCGCGACCGGAGGATGGTTGTGGAGATTGAAGGTGTCGTGGAGCGCGCCCAAGCTGACCGCCTTGCCATCGGCGCGGGCCACGACATCCCCCGTCGTCTCGATGTCGCAAGTGCAGCGCACCTTGCTGGCATTCGTCACCGTGACCATGCCACCTGCCCCGTCGATCTCGATGCCATCCTCCGTCAGGCGGATGATCCGCCCCCGAACGTCATAGATCGCCGCATCGCCGGGCTTCAGGTTGCGCGGGCGAGATGCGCGGTGCGCGGTGCCGAGGGCAACGCCGAGCGCCGCCTCGCCATTGCGATTGATCACCACGACGTCGGCGTCGATCGGCGGCACGCTGGTAAAGCCGAACTGCGCGATGCGGAGCACCCGGTCGGTAATCCGATCCGACCCGCCGTTGCCGGCTGCCCGCTGCGCGAGCTGGAGGCGCTGGAAGTCGTCGGCATCGTCGACGAGGGTAACGCGGCCGAACCACAGGAGATTGCGGAGCCAGCTCATTATGGTTGCGCGTCCGGAGGCGTGATGTCGGCCGCGTTGATCGCCAGCAGGCTGATCGGCTCGATCGTGAACGCCTCGCGCGGCATCAGGACCAGATCGGCATGCGTGCCGTCGGGGCCGCGACGAAACCTCACCTCAGCAAGGATCATCGCGCCGGCGCCGAGGCGGTTTGCGGGCAGGCTGACCGGGACCAGCGTGTTTGGTGCCCAGAGCGCACCGGCGGCATCGCGCCAGCTGTCGACCTGCACCAGCACGACCGTTGAGCGGCCCGCGCGCCGCGCAACCTCCCATTTCGCCTTCCGGATGGCGAACGCATTGGCATCCTCCGCCACGCTCTCGAGAAAGACGTATTTCCGCCGGTGCCGCGGCACGTTCGGATCGGTCTGGGTGTCGAAAAACGTGCTGCCGCCGACGTCCATGGCGACGTCGACCGTATAGCTCGAGCAGACGATCTCCGAGAATCGCTCGTGCATCGAATGCTGCACGGACCATTTCTCGACGTTCTGGCCGTAGACCGCGCCGGACGCGGCCTGGGCCGTCCCGACGTTGGCGAGCAGGAGGCGACCGGTCGAGTCCTCATAGGCCAGCAACCCGGCATTCTGCGCGAGGCGCTGGATGATGTCCGCCGGCGTTTCGCCGTAATTCAGCGCCCACTGCGTGACGGTCGGGCCGGCGCTCGCCCCATTCGCGAGCACGACCTCGATGCCATAGACCGCGGCGAGCTTCTGCGAGATCGACAGGGCGTCGCCGCCGATCTGCTGGCCGGTCGCCCATTCCGCGCCGCAGTCGGTCAGATCCTGTGTCTTGCCGCGGCCGGTGAGCCTGAGCGAGCGCGACTGCGCGTCACCGCCACCGATGTCCTGGTCGATATAGCCGCTGATGACGAGGTCGGACCCGAGATAGACCTGGCAGGGGTCCCCGGCCGCTGCGATCACCGCGCCCTTGGTGACGGGATCCTTCCACGACATGGCGATGTCGAATTCGCCTGGGAAGCCGTCCGCGCGCAGCGTCACTTCGATTTCGGTCCACCCGCTGATCCGGCGACCGCGAGCGGTCAGGTAAAGCTCTTCCGTCACGCGGCTAGCGCCTGAAGCGTAACCGGCATGAACAGCGGGCTGACGCAGGAGTCGCCCGCCTCGCCCACCAGCTCATCCGCGCGAGCCGCATCACGGTAGAGCCGCTGTGCGAGACTGAGGGCGGGGAGCGGCGCGGGAAGCGAAAACGTGCGGACGTGGGCGAGGCTGGCGCCCCGCACGCGGAGATCCTCGACGACAGCGATACGCAGGGCGCGCAGCGCGGCGAACAGATCGTCAAGCCCGCCGCCGGCAGTTTCCGCCGCGGCGTCGATCGCTGCCGTGACGTCGACCAACCTCGCGAACGCGTCTTCGTAGCTCGACGGCTGATAGGCGGCCGACGCGCGG